CTCTGCCTGCTCGATGGGCAAGGAGCTGACGATGCCCGGAGCGTCCGTGTGAAGGGTGCGTTCCTTCTCTAATTGCTCAACCAGCTTGCGTAGCCGTGCCTCGCCCAGTGCTGTTTCCTTATCATCGATCTGGCGTTTTTTCTCCAGCGAGATTTGCCATATCAGGAGCTTCTGAGCCTCGATCTGTCCATACACTTCGGCGGTGAGCGTGCCCTTCTCTTCCAGAATAGCAAGGCGATTGTTCAGCGCCTGCGTGAGTGTTGCTGTCCGTTCATCCTCCAGCTCTTTATCCGTCAGGCCACCGACTGCCTGTCCCTCAACATCGAACCGGATTGCTTTCTCTTTGGCCAGCACAGCCTGTAATTTGAGAAGTTTACCTTCCTCGATGGCAATGGCTTTATCGACACGCTTCTGCGCTTTCTCGTTGGCTTTCTCGTTCAGGTTGGTAATGAACGTGATGTACGCGGACTCAAGTTCAGCGTATTTTTCAGCACCCTCTTCGCCAGCTCTACCCAATGCGGTCCGCAGCTCCAGCAGATTAGCCTGCGCCTGCTCCACTTGGGTCTGTGACTTCTTGGTGAGCTTTTCGATTAACTTATCGGTTTTCTCCTGGAGAATGGCGCTGAGGGTGGCATCCTCTTCCTTTGCAACACTCAGCGCCACGTAGGCCTCTACCAGCTCTCGTATCTTTGCCTCGTTGTCCCCCATGAGCTGGGTTAGCCGTCCGTATTGGACGCCCTCTTTCTCCCCGGATATTTCCAGTACGGCGCGGGCAGCGTCCAAGCCCCGTAGGTGCTCAGACAGCGCAGCAATTTGATGGGATATTTCGGTGTAGGGAGCTTCCGCTTCGAGATCGATACCGAACTCAGTCATCTGCTGGATGACATCATTCACCTCTCGCAAGCCCGGAGCCTCGTCATTGACCAGAGCCAGAGAGACGCCGTATCGTTCGATCAGAAATATGTTGGGCTCGATCAGCCTGTTGAATTTACTCTGGGCAGTGGCGTCTGCCTCCAGCCATTCGTTGAGACCTTCAAGGGCCCCAGATAAGCCCTCCACAGCCAACGTGGCCAGGTTGATGGGGAGCGAATCACCCATGTTCTCCATGGCGCGTGTCCACCGTTCACCAAGAGTATCCACGGCACCGGACAGACCGCCGGCCTCTGCCGCACCCGCACCCGCCACTTTGTCCCGAATGGCATCAATGATCTGGCCCTGAGCTTCCAGTCGATTGCCTGACTCGAACATGTCCGCGTTGTAATTGCGCCATGCAGAGCTGGTGGCCAGTATGTTGCGACTTAGGCCGGTAAGGCCCTCACGAGGGTTGTCCAGTGCGCGGGCTAGCTTGATGGAATTAGATCGTAGGTCTCCACCGAACACGGCAGACATGTCCTGTGCCAGTATCAACACCTCTTCCATCTGTTCGGTATCAATATTCTTGAACGTGGCTAATGCCGCTACAGCGCCTCGGACAGCCTCTGCGCTGGTGAGCGTGGCTTCCCCTAGCTCGCGGGCAAAGGCATTAATCTCTTCTGATGTGATTTCGCTATTACGGCCCGTGGCTGTCAGAACCGCATCGAGCTTGAGCATCTGTTGTTCTAGTTCGGCAGCAGCTTTGGCTGTGGTAACAATGCCAACGCCGAAAGCTGCCGTGGCCACGCTGCCACCCAACAGGATTGGGTTCATGCGGCCCAGAGCGGCACCCAGGGCGTTGATACGCCCTGCTACTTTACCAAGGGGTCCTTCGAGGATAGCGGCAGATGATGCCAGGTTCCGCATGTTGTCCTGCGCGGACTTGAACGCCTTACCGGTTTCGTCATCGGCTCGTATGCGTATTTTGGGATCTTTATCTTTAGCCGCCATGTCTCGCGCCCTTAATTATCCGCATCGCATCCACGTAGTAATTGGGTTGATCCAGGATGCCGCCGCTGTGTGGCAGGATGTTGTTCTCGTAATGATTGTACAGGGCGATCATCTGGAACGCACGATCGTCCGGTATGTTCTTCAAACAGATATTGGACTCAAATACAATCCGCTTGCCATGTTTAATGACCCACTGATTGTATGAGGCGGGATTTGACGAGTCACAATGCCGCCCCCACTTACACCGATCGCAATCGAAGGCCGCTAAATTACCGGACACCTCGACTGCTATGATTAGTTTTTTTCGTCTTCGGCTCCGAGGGAACTTTTGGCAAGGATAGCCGTAGCCAGAGGTCGCACCAAGCTGAATGGTAGACGCTTCAAGTTGATGTCCATAGAAGCAACGAATGGAACCTCGTTACCTTTGGCATCTGGGAAGCTCTTCCAGCCTTTCAGGCCATGGCGAATCAAAGTGATACAGGCATCTGTTCGGAGGAACACAACACCCTTGTCATCTCGATGAACCACATCGGCCACGCGCAACATGTCCACGCCGTCAAGGGGTTCAATAAGAAACTCGGACCCTTCTATGGGCTCCCAGGTTGCTGCTATTACATCCAGTGCTGTTGCCATTAGTTTCTCCTTAATCGAATACGATTGTTACTTCGTCGTCACCAGAACTCGCTGCTGCAGCGTAGCCCATATCATAGGTTCGGACACCATCTCGGTCGCCAGGGGCCATGGCCTGATAATACAGAGCCGGCATAGCAACATTGAATTGATTGTACTGAGTTCCGCCAATATCACCAGTAACCATGCTCATGGTAGCGCCTGAGAGGAAATTAGCTTCAAAAGCCTCAGAGGCCACCACTACTGATTCAGGGTCAAAGGACCCCGTCACATCTCGCTGGGTGAGCTGTACCGGGCCATAGCCATCGGCGGCGTTGAAGTCTGGTGGAGTGGCAATGGTGTTGCCCATGTCCCAGGCTAACGCAGAGATGACAGCCGCGTATGCGTCCACTGTGAACGCAGCACCAACAACCGCTGGTGGCACGGTAGAGTCATAGGTTGGCGAAGCCAGCGCGGTATCAGTCACTGCCGTGAAATGGCCAGTGAAAGTGAACGTGGCTCGACCGATATTACCCGTCTCCAGATTGAAGGACACAACGCCTCGGCAACCCGTAAGGATGTGTCGAGTGCCGTCCTGGTAGTAGTAGATTGTGATGCTTTCGTGTCCGGTACTTACTGGCACGTAGGTCACCGTCTCAACACCGGCACCAGCGTTCACTGTGGAGCTGAATCCGCATGCTCGCAACAACACATCCACCTCGGGACGCACAGTGGCTGAGTATGCCGCACCAGCGCCCTTGAGTTCCACATCAAAGGATACCGACTTCAAGGAGCCAGCGTAGATACGTTGACGTGTGTCAATGGTCGCACTAACTGAGGGGCGATCCACCATGCGTAAGCCTTCAAAGGCCCAGCTCGGTGTTTCCACCAGAACTGCGTCAGTGGCTTCGACCGGCACCGGGTCTACGCCATATCCACCATCTTCTATCTTGGCTAATATTACATCACGATTGGTCAGCATCGGCTTGATCCTCTGTCACTGCGGGCTTAGTGGTTTTCTTTTCCTTGGCTGGCTTCTTGTCGTCACCAACGATGAAAAGGCCTCCCTTCTTAGGGATCACCTTCTTTCTTGTGGGTTCGTCTGTCATATCAAACCTCCGGGTCAAGTATCGGTGCTCGATACCGTATTAACCAGTTTATGTCCATGGTGGCGCTGGGCTGTTCTCCCTCGCCGGATAGCTCGGGCTCTTCTGCGCCCAGAGGTATCGTTGTCAGTACATAGTTCAGGCCCTGTTCGTGGTCGGCCATCATGGCCACATGCACCTCGCGCCTGATCTTGTTCAGGATCGTGTCGAGCTGTTCCGAGGTAGACTTAACATGTGCCGTTACTCGTATCAGTAGATCACTGTCCTGGAACGTATAATTAGTTGGGCCGTTCTCCCCAATGGGTATGTCGGAGCCCATATACAGCGAGAGAGCTGGCAGGTCTCCGTCTTCGAGGGTGTATACGCGACCCCGGATGACGTTGGCGCCGGTCGTTACCAAGCCCGTTAGGGTCGAGAGCAACGTGGTCATGATAGTCTCAGCGCGACTTGCCATTAGTCCTTCTCAAGCAGTAAGTAAGTAAGACCCAAGCCTCCTGGCTCGATCCCGCGAATCGTGTAAACCACGGATACGCCGTACTCGTTGTCAATGGTCATCTTAGCCCCATTGCTTGCATCGCTTACATCCGTCGATGCACATCTAAAATTCGGTTGTGAAGAGACGGCACCGCTGTCGTCCACGTAGTCTCGATCATGGATACCCAGAACCGTGACTGTTTTACTCGATGGGTGTGGGTACCCTTCTGGCGTGTATAGCGCCTCGTCCCAATCGCCTAGCATGTCTGCCAGCTCACCCTCTACTTCAATCTTTGCTGTCATAGAAATTGGGGGTAGTTACCTACCCCCAGATCCTTACCTATTAGATGCCAGTGCCGGCACCAGGAACCAGTTTAACTACGGCAGTCGCGTCGCCAGAAGCGGCGGCAACGATACACACCGCACAGGTAGTTACATCTCCGGCCGCAGTTGTGATGCCTTTGCCGAACTTAGACAGAGAAGCATCCCAATCAACGGCGTCCCCGACCACCCAGGCAGTGCCCGTGATCTTATCTACGGTGAATGCACCCTCAAGGGCAACCGAACCAATTCCCGTAGTGGCCGCGATATCCACGATCGCAACCCCCACAAGATCCGCCATAGCAACGATGGCGCCGGACACAATTGCCGAGCCAGTGTTGTTGTAGGTAAGGACTTCACCTTCACTGTGTTTATTAGCAGCCATTTTTAATTTCCTCTAATTATGGGGCCGAGTTTCCCCGGCTCCAAGTTTCAGTTCAAGCCCTATTAAGCGCCTGCGTTCTTGTAACCACCACGATGGTCCATGGAGTCCGTACCATAATCAAGGCGTACTTTCCACTCGACACCGTCGATGGTAAAGCCGTTCTTGCTTTCCAGATATGGATTCTCATTACCGTCCAGGAAGGCCACTTCAACTAAAGGCACTAATTCTGGGTTAGCAATCAGATACCAAGCGGTAGTGCTGTTTGCATCCAGACGAGGATCGGTGACGACCTCGGCAGCGTTGCGAACGGCATTAGGTTTCTTGCTGTTGGCCTGAGCAGGATCTGTCTCAGAAGCCATCAAGACTTTCAGCGTGTCTTCCAGAGCCACAGGGCCAAGGATGATCTCTGGTTGAATATCCAGGTAGTCATTCTCATTCAGATCCTGCTGCAAACGCATGGCTGATCGAGCAGCGCCCACGGTAGCCACAGTAGGAGCAGCACCGGTACCAGCCAAGTTGTTGTGATCCGCATGGAAAATGGCGACGGTATCGGCCATGGCAGCATTGGTAGTGATGACACTGTACACATCGTTGCCAATGGTACGAGCTGCAGCACGACCCATCAGGCCGGCGATTCGCATAAACCCATTCAAGTCATCATTGATGATGGCCTGGCGAGTCAAGGAGATCAGCTTGCCCTTGGTGAGTGCCTGAATAGTTTCCTTCTCTTCACCGATAGTGCCATGGGTGAACTCGCGACCTTCCAACACAGTATCCAACGAGTT